CCTCAGCAACTGCACTTTCAATTAAACTTAGATTGCTTTCGGTATTCTTAGATTGATTCGTATAAAGCCACATTAACGAGCCAACTTCATACCCTTCAATATCGCTAAACTCATTGGTAAAATGTCCGCGCCTCAATATAGACTCAGTGACTTGAGAATTAGAGGCTCTTTTTTCGCCAAAAACAGAAAGATAAAGAGCAGTGTCTAAGCCTTCTGTCATCTCAAAATCACCATCTACAAAATCTATGTCCCAGTCGCCATCTGTATTTTGATTGAACTTTATATCTATTGTCATAGAATTTATTTATTAGAAGTAATTCATTTTTTATTAAAAGTGAAAAAACTACAAAACCAAAAATCAAGATATGATACAAAAAGGCTTTATATTAGAAGTGTCTGAGGGAGGGGAAAGGGCTAAGGTCAAAACCTTTCAAGGCGAAATATTGGATAATGTTTTATTACTTCACCCTTACGGTGAATCTAGTAACCCAATAATAGATGCAACTAGCAATATTTTACTATTCTTTTCTTTGGGAAGTAAAACTAATGCTTTTGGCATTCCTTACAACCCATTACTTCAACCTAATCTTGAAAGTGGCGAAAAAGTCACTGGCGATTTAGCTGTTGGAAACAAAATTACTTTTAAGGCAAATGGGGATGTTGAGGTTGTCGCGACTAATGATTTAATTGAAACGATGGTTAATAAAACTGTAACTGCCACAACTAACATTACCTTAGCAGCTCCCGCAGTTGATATAGGTGACGCTGTTGGTCTTGTTCTTAATAGTGCCGCCACAATGCAAGTAGTTATCGCTGGAGGCTCTAGCGCGGGTACTTACCCAGTTGATATTTTGACAGAAGGTCAAACTAAAGTTAGCGCGTAACTATTTAACTCTTTAATATTTAAATACTTGACTATTTATATTAGTATATATATACATATTAATATGAGTATTAATATTAATTTTTTATATAAAAAATATGGGACGACCAAAAGGATCAAAGAACAAAATTAAGCAAGAACTAAAATTACCATTACCAGCAGTTCCTGTAAGAATTCATCAAACAATAATAGATATTATTAATCGATTACTAACAGGAAATAAGGAATCATGAAAACACTTTTTAAAAAAATACATCTAACAATAAAGAAATTAGGAGAAGATATTGAGGAAGGGGAGTGTCTTTTGGATTCATATCAAAATATGTATCATCAAGATATGGACTATCCAGATCGTACAATTTTAATGAAAGACTTTAAAGTTACTATTCGAGCAAAGTATATTAAAGGAATTTTCATAAAACAACGCCTCCTGTTGCAATGTGCAAAGCTCCCTATTTTGTACACAGCAGAAAATATTTTTATCTCTACAACCAAGGGAGAACGGCATTATCTCAGAAAGAAAATAAATGAACTTTTACAGCGAGAAAGTGACGAGAATTTTGAGAAAAATAGAGAATTGTTAATCAATTTAAAATAAATAGATTATGAAATTAATTATAATAATTCTACTATTATTAGGCTTTATGAATCAAAGTTATGCTAAAAAACCCCTTATGGATGTTCTTAATGAACTTCCTCGGAAAGAGCGAACCGCTAAATTTAACGAAGAGATAGGCAATGTTCCAGATAATAAAAAGTTTTTTATACCCGCTAATACTCTAAGATGCTCAAGTAGAATTAGTTATAAAAAAGGGGTAAACTATGTAATAAATCACAATGGTTCGGTTGATAGAATAGCTCTTCAAAATCTGGGATGCGCGCCAAATAAAGGTTGGTCAATAGGCTTTATTCTTGGATATGAAAAAGATAGCAGAATAATAAAAGTAATTCATACATGGTTAGGGTCAAATCACGGAACTTTACAGAGTTATTTTAATATTGATGATCTTATGACCGTTGAACAAAGAAAAAATATGACTAAAAACTTTGATGCCGCTTTGTACCAAAGCGTTCGTAATAAATAAAATATGAAAATTCAAGAAATTTACGATGATGTTACGGGAGCAAAATATAAGTATGATCATAAACTATATCTAAGAGCGGGGGAATATGTTGGCTATATTAGATGTGTTATTTATAGCGAAGGATTAATGGTGGCAGATTATCCTCAAATTGAGTATGAGATTGAAGATAAGATTATTTTCTTGCTTTTTAAGAAGTTTTACAATGAACAATTAACCAACCCAAACAACAGGGAGAGTAAATGAAAACCGAAGAACAAAAAATAGATGATGCCCGTTCTTTCTTAAAGAGTAATGGTATTGATAGGTTTACATTAATGAGTCAAAAATGTGCGGATGAAATATCTTTTCAAGAAGAAGGCTCTCCATGCTATATACGTCTTGAGGCGTTTAAAGAGATATTAAAACTTGATGACAAGGTGAGTAAGAAATGTGAATGCTGTGGTAAAGAATTACCATCAAAGGGGCTAAAATTCAATATGATAATAGTGTTAATAAAAAAGCCTTTTGATTTTTGTAGAGCAGAGTGTCGGGATAAATGGTGTAAAGATAATAATATAATTAAAACCCATTAATACTAGCTAAGAATGTCAATTAAATCCCCTCCAAAGTCACTATTATCAGCTACAACAGGAGACTCAACACTAAACGCCCCCCTTTTTACAATAGAAAGATCAGTAAAACTACCCCTTAAACTTCTTCTATAAGTTACCCCTTGAATTAAGAATTGACCGTCCACTTGACATCTCTCGTCTTTTAATTGAACTAATGTATTTGGTAGCCATGGTGATATATTCTTTCTCGTTGTATAAAAACCTTGAACAGTACAATTATATCTTAACCCCTTAGCCTCCCTAATACTTACATTCCATTTTGCAAGATTGTCTAGAGTTGTGGTTTTTGAAGCTGTATTAACAGGAATTCTTTTCCTCCTTGGGCTTCTAATTGAAGTATCGGTTACAATACTGCTTTGGTCAGATGATTGCTCATAAAATGAGCTGTTATCACCTTGGGAATAAACTTCAATAAATCTAAATCTGTCAACAGTGCTAACATTAATGCTGGCTGCTAAAATATTAGATTGAGTTTTTGTACTAATCAAAGCGCCATCAGCTAATTGATCGCCTTCGCTAGTGACATTTATATTGCCGTCCTCATCGGTAACAAGAAGCACTTGAAGTTTCTTGGCGTAGGAATCTAAGAACTGAACTATCGAAGCACCTTGTTCAGCCGTGGGGCTTTCTCCGTCCTCTAAAAAAGATGGGTCGGTGGCAGTTTCTCCAGTTGTTAAGATAGGTGGGGTTGTAAGATTATTAATAATCTTAATATCAGTATAACCATTATCAAGCAAAACGGCTTCTGCTAATTTAATAAAGTTGATTTGTTTATATTGGGCTTGCTTAATTGAGCTATCGATTAAATCCCCTGTCTTATCCCTCCCTGAAACAGAAATACTGTGACTATCTACTGAATAACTAATATTTAATTCCTCAATATATCCGGTCAATATAAGGTCGCTATCAATAAAAACTCTGACCTCATCTTGAACCTTTAAATCATTCTGAACGACAAGGCTTGAATTTTCTTTGACCGTTGTGGAAAATTTGAATTTTCCAGCAAAATTTTCTATTGATCTGCTGACCTCAATATCTGTAAAGCCCTTATATTGAAATCCATTCACTTCTAAAAAGATATCAGACATTGCTTAATATTTTAATATTGCCAGAAATACAACTTGTATCTATAAAATCATTTAAATTCTTAATATCATCTTTTAAGTCTAATGACCCATATAGACTGTACACCAAAACATTCAGAGAAATTATATTTATAACTTCATAATCTATAACATTGGGTAAACTAATAGTTAGGTCAGAAAAGATATTAGCTACCTCCTTTCTCATTTCTAAAATTGACTCATAAACATCTCGATCAAGAGTTGTTGATAATAAGGAGAAGCCCTCCTCTAAGTCATCATTTACATTATTAACATCGTCCACAGTTCCATAATCTATATTGCCAGCGGCGTTGTATGCTAAAGCTAAAGCAGCGGCATTTACAAAGTCATTTATTTGATTTTGGTTTGTTTTGATGTCTTGCTCAAACAAAGAAGATCCGTCTGAGTCTCTATCGCTTGAATCAGAACCAAAAAGGCTTTTAGCTACGTCAAAAACATCTTGCGATGAGTCGTAAGCTACCGAAAGATTGTTAAAAGCTGCAGTAAGGTTGCTAGCTAATACTGTGGGGCTTTGTACTAATGATGCCGAGGAGCTAACTATCTGATTTATAGAAGTGCTAAAATCACTGAAAGTGTCAGCAGACCCTTGTATTAATTTGGCTGCATTATTTATTGAGTTGGCTGCATTTTTCAAGGTTTGGTTAGCAGAATCAAATTTAGCTTTAGCATTTTTAACAGTTCCCCACGCATTATCAAAAGCTGTTTCACTATTACCCAAGACCTTACTTTTTAAGTTAGCTAAAAATCCCTTTTTAGCCTTTAAAGATTCAGGCAAAATATTATCTGAGGCAACTTCAAAATTAAGAGTAAACTTTGAAATTCCTAATTGATTAATATTGTCAGTTAATGAATAGCCTATTGATACAACGCGCTCACTCCCGAAAGTAGGATGAATTAGTGGGCCGACGCCTCCCTCTTCTAAGACTTTTATTAAAGCATCCCTGTTAACAAAAGAAACATTGTTATCAATCCATGCCATGATAGTAAATATCTTTTCTAATCCGCTTAAATCTTCAACATATCTATTGCCAGAACTAGGGTATTCATGAGTAATAGTTTTTCTTCCACCGTCAACAGTACCTTCTTGATAATGGAATGTGATTCCCTTGAAGCTTGCGGTTGGTAATTTTGCTATATTAAGTATTGTCATGGCGCGGCATAAGTTGAAAACATTCCCACATCTAAAGAACTACTAGGGATGGGGGTAAAATTAGTATTAGTACCCTTTGGCATATTGGCAAAATTTATATCTAACCTGCCGCCACCAGCAAATGATTGTTGAGGTTGATTAATCGATTTTTGGTGTGCTAATGTCGTTTGTGTTAAGTTATTAACCTGTTCTTTATTACCAAAGCTAAAGATTTCTTTAGCTTTTCCAACAATATCTAACTTAGAAACAATTTTAGAAATCCAATCAAAAGCTTTTTTGAAAATTGAAATTATTTTACTCCAATATGTTATGATTGATACTGTTGCAACAATAAATAAACCTAATGGAGTAGACATTGCTAACAATCTTAAAGACTTAACAACTCCAAATATAAAACCACCAAGAGCAAAAAAGCCACTTCCAAGCATAGTGACGGCGGGTATCATTAAGCTAATTGCAATAAGAATAGGAGGAAGGACTGCGGCCACTCCTGCTAAAACTAAAATTGTCTTCTGAACAAATGGGCTTAGACTTTGGAATTTTTCAATCAGCTTTATGAAAATATGAACCAACTTCGTGGCCAATGGCAACAGTATAGTACCAAGGGTTATACTTAAATCTTTGAATTT